GACTTTGAAAAAGATTTTAAGGAAAGTGCTGGCAACTATGAAGATATAAGTATTGACAGATTTTATGACAATGTTGGTGGCTATGCTGGTATAAAAAATATATGCGACTTTGTGCTATACCGCCATCCCCTTGAATATTACATGGAACTGAAAGTACACAAAGGCAATACACTTCCTTTCAGTTGCATAACAGATTATCAGTGGACAGGGTTGATGAAGAAAAGTAATATTACAGGGGTAAGGGCTGGCATACTAATCCACTTTACAGATTATGAAGAAACTTACTTTGTGGATATTAAATTGTTGCAATATTTAGCAGAGCATGGAAGTAAAAGTTTAAGTATAGACTGGACAAGGGGTAAAGGTTACAAAGTGGCAAGCAGGAAAAGGATTAAAACCTTTGCTTATGATGTGGAAGATTTGCTTAAGGGTATTGCCCCAGAAGGAGGGGAATAAAATGGCTGGCGGCAAAGTAGATGAAGATAAATGTAGAAGTTTAAAGCATCAAGC